CAAGGGTATGAAGTGGGGACAGCGCCGTGCTGAAGCCAACAAGCCCAATGCGGGATATTCCAGGAACGACCGAGTCAAGGACACTCTGAGGTTCAACTCCGGTGGCGTCAAGCGCATCAACCGGCGGATGAACAAGGGCGCCGACCTCAGGACGGCCCGGAAGAAGGAAGGCCAGCGGACCCTCATCAAGGCCGCTGCCATCGTGGCGCTCTACAACTCGCCGCGTGTCATTAACGCGACCTTGAACGCTGTAGACAAGCACGGTGGGAACTTGGCGTCCAACATCGCTCAGAAGGCCGAGACCAAACGCGGTCGAGCCACCGCCGCAGCAACGATGGGACTTCCTCGAACGGCTTCGACGGGACCCAACTACGCCAAGAAGTCCAAGGGCGGCGCCTACAAGATCACTTCGGTTTAGGGGGGCACGATGACTGAGCTCTCCCACTACGGCGTCAAGGGTATGCACTGGGGCGTTCGTAAGGCTCGCCCCGGCGGCGTCTCCAGAAGCACCGACCGTATGGCTCGGAAGGACGCCAAGGAGTTCGCCAGGGCCAAGCAGTTCTACGGCGAGGGCGCCGGAACCAGGCGAAAGCTGATCAAGGCCCGAGTCGACGGGATCAGTAAAAAGAACCCCGGCTACAAGAAGGCCTTCGACGCCCACCTCGCGAACCAGGACACATCCAAGCACGCCTCCAAGGCCAAGTCCGAGCGCAAGCGTAAGAACGTCGCCAACAGCACTCGGAAGGGCATCCGAGGGACCAGCCATATCCTCCGGGGTAACTCCCAGTACGCTTCTGCGGCGACCGCAATCGTCGTCGGTGGTGCTCTTTACGCGCACAAGGCTGGCATCGACAAGACGATCCTCAACGCCGGTAAGAGCGCCTACTCCAAGGCCAAGGACCCCAATGGTCACAAGGCTGCCCGGAACCTGCTCCGAGACATGGGTATCGGTTAGCTTCGAACCACAATCAAAAGAAGGGAGGTGACTCATGGCAAGCTTGCTTTCTCGGGTAAAGGAAGGGGTAAAACATAGCTGGAACGCTTTCCGGGACGAGAATTACCTGGACTCAATTCACGTTCATGGTGGACATGGTATGGGCTACTACGCCTCGCCATCTCGGAACCGGTTGTCATTCTCCAGCGAACGTTCCATCATATCCTCGATCTACACCCGTCTCGGTGTTGACGTTGCTGGCGTCGACATCAGGCATGTCCGGACAGACAGCGAGGGTCGGTACACCGGCGACGCAAACAGTGGACTTCAGGACTGTCTCCAGGTAGACCCGAACCTGGATCAAGGTCCTCAGCAGTTCCTTCAGGACATAGCGATGACCCTTTTCGAAAAGGGCGTCGCAGCGATCGTACCGACTGAGACTGATATTTCCCCTCTCGACACGGGAGGGTACGACATCAAGTCTCTGCGTGTCGGCGAGATCGTCGGATGGCATCCTCGGCACGTTCGGGTCAATCTTTACGACGATCGAGAAGGACACGGAGAACGGCGCGAAATCACCATCCCCAAGTCGATGGTGGCTATCGTTGAGAATCCGCTTTACGCGGTGATGAACGAGCCGAACTCCACGCTTCAGCGCCTTATTCGTAAGCTCGGCATGATGGACTCGGTCGACGAGCAGACGAGTTCTGGCAAGCTCGACATGATCATCCAGCTTCCTTACGTGATCAAGTCCGAGGCTCGGCGTCAGCAGGCCGAACAGCGACGTAAGGATATTGAGTTCCAACTGAAGGGTAGTCAGTACGGTATCGCCTACACAGACGGTACCGAGAAGATCACTCAGTTGAACCGGCCGGTTGAAAACAACCTCCTGAAGCAGATCGAGTACCTCACAACCCAGCTCTACGCTCAGCTTGGTCTGACCGAAGAAGTGATGAACGGCACGGCCGATGAAAAGGCCATGATCAATTACTTCAACCGGACTATCAAGCCGATCGTCAGAGCAGTCTCGGAAGAGATGAAGCGGAAGTTCCTGACCAAGACGGCCAGGACTCAAGGGCAGTCGATCATGTACTTCCGTGACCCGTTCGCTCTTGTTCCCATGGAGCAGGTCGCGGAGATCGCGGACAAGTTCACCCGGAACGAAGTTCTTTCGGCGAACGAAATCCGTCAGGGCATCGGGTTCAAGCCTTCCAAGGACCCGAAGGCAGACCAACTCATCAATAGCAACATGCCACAACCCGGTTCCGACATGGGTACTGGAGCGGCACCGCCGATTGACGACACGGTCGATGATCCGGAAGCGGACGTCCAGGGCGACGGAGGTAATGATGTCCTCCAGAGCGGTCTGGACGAACTGAACGGCGTGCTCGATTCGATCTTCTCTGATCTTGGGATCGAAGATGGCTGACGATCTTTCGCACGAGTATAACGCGGCACAGCGACGCGAGTACTACCTCAGAACTCGTAAGCTGAAGGGTCGTCATCCCGCCAAGGCAAAACCGCCGAAGAAGACGAGAGCCCAACGGCAGGCCGAGAGAAAGAAGAAGCTCGAAGCCGAAGTCAGTGCTCTCAAAGGCCGTTTGGAAAAGCTCCGGTCCGTACTGGCCGAGCTCAACAACCAGGCCAAGGCTCGCAGTGGGGTGAAGACCTCCAAAGCTCCTGCGAAGAAGACTGCTTCCACCGCGAAGAAGGCTCCTGAGAAGAAGCTGACTGCTGCTCAGAAGGCGAAAGCAGCCAAGGCATCGGCGGAGTACCGAAAGAAGAACCCTGAAAAGTCTCTTGAGGACGACGTCAAGTCGCTGAATGCCAAGATCAAGACCATCCAAGAGCGGATCGCTAAGATGCGCAAGGACGGCTCCATCGGAGCCAAGAAGACTACGAAGTAGAAAGGAGACAGTCAAAATGGGAGCAAACCGTAAGGCCGACTTCAGCGGTTACGCCACCAAGGCTGGGCTCAAGTGCTCCGATGGCCGGACCATCACGCCTGACGCCTTCCGCCACATGGACGGCAAGCGCATTCCGCTCGTCTGGCAGCACGGCCACAGCGACCCGGAGAACATTCTCGGTCATGCCCTCCTCGAAGCCCGCGACGACGGCGTCTACGCTCACGGCTTCTTCAACAAGACGCCGAAGGCCCAGGCCGCCAAGCAGTCGGTCGAGCACGAGGACATCAACTCGCTCTCGATCTACGCCAACCAGCTCGTCGAGAAGGCCCAGCAGGTCGTTCACGGCATGATCCGCGAGGTCAGCCTGGTTCTGGCCGGTGCCAATCCCGGCGCCAAGATCGACTTCGTCAACCTCCAGCACGGAGACGGTTCGTACAGCGAACTGGAAGACGAGGCGGTTGTCTTCACGGGTCTCGAACTCCAGCACGGAGACGACTCCGTCGCCGAAGAGGACGACACCGAAGATGACGAAGACCTCTCACACACCGAAGAGGATGACTCGGAAGAGGACCTTTCGCACGCCGAAGGCGACGGCGAGGTAACCGTCCAGGATGTCTACGACGGCATGACCGAGGAAGAGAAGAACGTCGTCCACTACCTGATCGGCGTTGCCCTTCAGGACGCCCAGGGTGGCGACGCTTCTCACTCCGACAACAAGCCCGGCGAGGGCGACCTCACCCACCAGGAAGGAGCCGACGACATGTCGCGCAACGTGTTTGACCAGACCGACAAGACCCAGGACGGCAGCGCCAAGAAGCACGAGCTGTCCCACGACGCTCTTCAGGGCATCTTCGCGGACGCCCAGAAGTCCGGCTCTCTGAAGGCGGCTGTCGAGGCCTACGCCGAGAAGAACCTTCAGCATGGCATCACGGACATCGACGTCCTGTTCCCGGACGCCAAGATGGCCACCGGGACCATCGAGCTGGAGAAGCGCCGCACCGAGTGGGTCGCGAGCGTCCTCAACGGCACCCGTCACACTCCGTTCTCCCGCATCAAGACCTTCTCCGCCGACCTGAAGCAGGACGAGGCCCGCGCCAAGGGTTACATCACGGGTCACTACAAGCTGGAGGAGTGGTTCGGTGTCACCAAGCGGACCACCGGCCCGACCACGATCTACAAGAAGCAGAAGCTCGACCGTGACGACATGCTCGACATCACGGACTTCGACATCGTCGCCTTCCTCAAGGCCGAGATGCGTCTGATGACCG